ACCTTGTTAGGGTCCCCGACTATGGCCGCTCTGATCATAAGGGGATGACCCTCTTGTATCTGTCCACGATTTCCTTGGCCCTGTGACTCATTGCTTGAATACTGAAGGTCACTGTTTCTCCTGCCAGCGATTTGCTGACATATCCGATCCTATCAAGTTCTTTGTAGGCCAATGCGACGGCCTCAATACAGGACTGTTCTAAATCTGAAGGGACGGAATTATAACCGCCCCTGTAAGTGATCTGGATGTTATCAAGGCCCCGGTTGAATGAATAACCGAAAAGAGAAACATATTTTTCTGAAATTCCATAACCGATTCCATTCATGTATTGTGTGACGTCGGTTGACTTCGGCGGAATCAAAAGTCCATTGACATAAAGTGAGGTTACGGAAATAATCGGGGGGTTCTTAACGAACATAATCTGAGTCCCCGTCCCGCTTCTGACCTCCGTGTAGTTCGCCGCCTTGATTCCCCGACTCAAATCCTTTTCGATACTCTGAGACAATGCCGTGATCATCCGTTGGATGAGGTCGTCATCCGTCAGAGTGGCATTGCCGCCCCCGCGGAAGATGTACGCTTTCACATCCGCGAGGGCGCAGAAATCATTTGTTCCTGATTGGTGAGGCATTTAACCCTCTCAGCCGTCATTGATCCCAGAAATCAGACCGAATGCCGGTGGGAAATAGTTCTGGAGAAGTCCAGACATTTCCACCGAGTATTCATATGCCCTCGTCCGGAGTGGCCATTCGATCTGGTAGTAATCCCTTCTCAATTTCATCTGGAGAAGGTTCGACACATTTGAAAGCGGATAGGGGATCGTGCTTGAATAAAACATCATCGATCCAGGAGGCATGTTCGGATGAAGCATTAACTTCATGAGAGCCCCTCCGCTCATGGTATATTTGTTGACATACTGACCGACAACACCGCCGGCTGAATATCCGATTCCGCCCTCGCCCCTGCCGTCAAGGTTGAATCTGAAGACGGGAAGCCCGTTTCCGCTCATGACCAGTTTGTTGATGTTCTTTACTTCCTGGGCATTGAGCAGGAGATAATCTGGGCTTAATCGGTAATTGTCCCAGAAAGATTTGAGTGCCGTTTCAATCTCTACCACGTCCGGTGTTCCGTTTACCCCGGTCAGGTTATTCCCTCCGAGATCCTTAAAATAAGAGTTTGAGTTTGCGCTGACGATCTGGTTCCAGAGTCCAGCGAAATGGAGCGTGTCGTTGCTGGCATCATTGGCGTTAATATCCGTCACTATCTGGTTTCCCTGGGTTTCAGCCCCCGTATAAGTGTATTTCGGAATCGTAGTGATCGCGGTCAGCTTGGCATTGTTTGCATTTGTACCGCAAAACCAAGCGTAAGCTGCCGCGCCCTTCAGGGTCGATGCTGTTATGTTAGCCGCTGGGATTGCGAAGGTGATCGCATTGTTTGAAGCGCCCGTATTGGCGTTATTGGCTGCGGAAATGATTCCTACGCCCACATTGTAAGTATCATTTGTCGCGTCGGTGTTCGTTCGGGTAACGGTCTGGATTACATTTCCCGCCACTGTGGCGTATTTATAGCCCTCTGGGGTCAGGGGAAGGCATCTGGCAAAATAAACGGTGTTGGCCGTAAGATTCCCGCCCCCGGCAAGGGTCGCCGTTGGGGTCGGACACGCTGCGTTTCCACCGACCTGAAAATCAGGATTACCCCAGAGGATGATTTCTTCCTCTGAGATCATGAGAGACCTGAGAAGGCCCAGCACAGCCAGAGCCCTTAGATCGTCGAAATTCTTGGCTGCCATCTCTCCTTCGAAGGTGACGGAGTCCTCATGACCGAGGGTTTTGTACGAAGCCGTCTTATTGCCCGCCGTGGTCGTCAGCCTGGCCGTCCGGTTCCCTTCCGAGATCCCGGCGCTGATCTTGTTTGCGTTGATTGCCGTAATGACCTTCCAGTTGGTTGCCGTGCCTCCGTCTCCGGACACTCTCGGAATCATGTTCCTAAGTGGCGTAATAACCGGATACAAAAGCTTTGCTGTTGGCTCCAGGTCGTACCAGACAAGGCCCAGGGCTGTGTTGAAAACCTTCTCCAACTTCCCCCAGTCCTGCGGAGCCGCCTGTTTGCACATCTCAAGCGTCTGCTGGGTGATACCGTGAAAATTCATGACTGCTGCGATTCTTGGATCCATTTTTTTATTCCTCCTCTCTCCGAGTTCATGCCTTGAACCCATTTACATGGGTTTTTCAAGGGAATAGATGTGCGGCTCGCTGTGGGCCTTTTTTAGCATATCGATCGGCTCTTTGATCTCCTTTGCCTTTTCGAGATTGATCTTCCCGTCATCTGATTTTGTCAGGGCCGGATCTTCCAGCTTCACGCCCTTCGGGGGCGCGGGAAGCTTTTCAAGTTCTTCAACTCTTTTTTTCAGGGCTTCATTATCAGAAAGAACCTTCACCATTTGATCGTTGATCTTTTTCAGGTCGCCCTCTTCCTCTACCTTCTTAGATCCATCATTGCATTTCGCCCCCATGTCGGCACTGTGGTCGTGGATCGACTGAATCTTTGACATCGTCTCCTTTGAGTGCGCTTTGATAAGTTCATCGGTCAGTTCTCCTGCAATTTTCTTAATCTCCTCGATCTTCTCCATCATCATCATCACCCCTTCCTCTCCTGTCTCCTTTATCTCGGAGGCGATAAAATTTTTAAGGTTCTCTATGGCCGCTTTTAATGCGACTACTTGATCCGCTTCTTCCTCTCCCAGTTCCTTTTCATATAAATAATAAATAGATTGCAAACATTCGGCAGCCGATATTGCGTCGCTGATCTCTTCCCCAGCCCATTTCTTTAAATTCTCAATGGCTGATTTTTTTAAATCGCCTTCTGCTGTTTTTTCTGATTTCTTTTTTTCTTCTGGAATTGACTTGAAGGATTTTTCCTCTACAATCCCATCGGCCTTGACCAAAGAGAAGGTTGCAGTCTTGAGGGCAGGGTAATCTACGAGAGAGATTTCATTCGGAGCGGCAGTATATCGGTTCGTCTTTCCATCGAACCATTTCCTGACATAACGCCCCCCCTGCGAAAATCCCGTGTAAACCCCTTCGAGACACTTCTTCCAGTCATCCTCATCAACCACCTTGGCGACCACCTCGACGGCCTTCTCCTGATCATCGAGATTCAGATTCTGGATAAAGCCGGAGGCTTTCTTCGCATCGTGCATCGCCCGAAGGTTCCCGTATGATTTCCCATCCGTCGCCTTCTGGAAGTATTCCGTCCATTCCTGATAAAAAGGTTTCGAAGTCGAATAATCGAACGTCTCATTCGAACTATCAGGTTTCTCCTCGCTTACCCTCCCATAAACGAGTCTCTTTTCCTCATCCACCTTGACGATAGGGATAAAGATCTTCATATCTTCTTTTTTTAGATTGAGATTTTGTTGATCCATTTTTATGCCTCCGCTCCTTCTGCCAATACTGGCAGGACATCGCAAATATTTCTTGTAGCTATCTGAGGGCAATATCGGCCATTCAATGCCCTATTCTGGTTATCATGTGTCTTTGAATGGCAACTTCGGCACAGCGTTACTCCATTGTTCGTATCAAATCGTAGCTCTGGAAAATTCGTGAAAGATTTCAGGTGGTGGGCATTTATTCTTTTACCTTTTAGTCCACATTCCTGGCATGTCCACTCGTCTCTTTCAAATATCGTATCTCTCCATGACTTGTACTCTTCCGCCTGCCGCAATTTGTGCATCTGGGGAGTTATGCCCCCTTTCCAGTTAGGATGTTTCTCTCCTACAGTGCGTTGATGCCCTCTCATAGAGTTCGCATATCTCAGAATTCGTTCGTCATCGTTTTTTGTACGTCCCTTATTCCAGCTGGAACGTTTTTTCGCCAGCTCACTTATATGTGCAACTCGACTATCCGTTTCTTTTGTCAGACCAGCTGACCAAGGATAGTTCCCTTTTTTAATATAATTTCTCATTTATTCCTCTTCTCCCAAACTTGGGAGCAGATCACAAATGCAATTAGGGTGAGCTAATGGCTCCATATCACCGCTGGGAAACGGATCATCAAAAGGAATGATGCCCGCTGCGGCATTATCGTCGCATTCATCCTCCGAGTCATGTTCGGAGCCAAGAATCCACTCTTTTCCGGTTACGACACCAGATTCTTTGTAAGCAATTTTGTTACCCTGTATATCCGCATTCCCCGTCTCGGTGCGTGCGATCATGTCGGCGCGTTCTTCTGAAAAGGCATAGTTCTTTTCAAGTTCGTCCCGGAGTTTATTTGTACTCCATCCTTCTTCAACGGCCTTAGTCACATCCCCCCTCAGAAGATCCCGTGTTGATTGCTCGATGAACCATTCGCTGTGAGGATTGTCGATGATCGTCCCATCAGGGAGAAGTCGTTTCCCTACCAACTCCGCACCTCTGGCCTTCGCATAATTGGCAGCAAGACTTGACATCGTTTCAGTAAGACCCTCCTCGCTCATGCCGATCTGCAAAAGGGCCTGGATGATTCCATCTTTTGTGACTTCTTTCAAGATTTCTTCTGTTGCGTCCATGATTACTGCCCAACCTTCAAGTTCGAGCTTAGAAAGAATCTGTTTGACCCTGGATTCAACTTCTGGGTCGATCTTTTCAACGTCTGGCATCTCAAGTTTTCTTGCCTGTCTTTTTCCCTTCTCAAAAACATCAACCAGTGCCTTTTTCAGTTTCGAGGTGGCTGACCGTACCAGTTCGCGCCCCCGAGAGATTCGTGGAATTTTTTTTTTGCCTTTGCGAGTTTCAAGGCGATCTCTTCAGGGATCTTTCCTTCGATTGGCTGTTTACCGTTACCTCCATTTCCATTGGAAGGAATATTTCCTGAAAGAATATCCTCTACGAGAACCGGACCCGAGGCGGTCATAACAAATGGACCTATTCCCAATGGTTCTGATCCTATCCTGGCCCTTACGTCATCAATGCCTTTAATTCCGTTCCTGACGTAAATCTCGTCAATCTGTGCTTGCTCATACGGTTTTGGTTCCTGTCCAGATTGCCAGGAGAATTCTATGTCTTTAAGATCCAGATATTTCCAAAGCAGGAGATCGATTAAATTTTTGCTCCATTGAAGAAGGGGTTCAAGCCCTTCCTGCTGGGCCATCTGTGCCGAACTCTCTGCCGTTGCTCTATTCATCATTTTCACAAAAGGCTGGGGAGATACGGAAAAGCAATAGCAGACGATCCGAGCGAGCCATTCGTCAGCGAAGCCATCGGATTCAAAGGCTGACCCTTTCGTCTCGTGGACGTTCTTGGAGATCTCCCCTGGAACGAATCTGGCATGACGCCGCACAGCGAGATTCCCCTCGACCAAATTGTCCCAATATGTTTGAAATTCCGCTATCTGTTCCATCGTCCATGTTTCGGGGACCCCGATGAGGGCCTCTGGGACGTTTCCCTCCGTATAATAGGCAAGTTGAAAGAGCATTCTTCGAAGAGCAATGTTGACGATTCTCATGATCTGCTCAACGGGAGAGTAACCGTAGACCTTCCAGGAACGAGGATTTCTCGGAAAATAGATAAGTTCATCCCTGCTATAATCGACTGCGGGAATACCTTTTAGGATTTGCTGGTAAGCTACATCTGGGGGCTCAGGAGTCCTTCCGTCCACGTTCAGTTTTCTCGTGATCGTCGCGCCGTCGAAGATCTCGAACGCATAGGTTTGCCCACCTCTTGTCTTTCTCGGATAGATCGTCGCGGCATCGATCACGAGCATGTCCTCGTTCAAAAGTCTCAACCATTGATCCCAATTATGTTCAAGATCTGGGAACTCAAAAACCTCCCTGGCTCTTTTGATATTATCGGCGACCTTTCCGGATGGTTTCTCCCTACTTATTCCACTTCCATCCTCTCGGGGCATGAACTTCCATTTCAAGCGTGCGATCTGATCCTTTCTGGTTTCGATGACAAGCCGGAGAATATCGTAATTATCGGAAAGGGCTCTCATCTGGAGGAAAGAGGCCCCCTCCGCCGCCCTGGGTTGGATCTGAATGTTGTACCCGAATGGATAATCAAGTCTTCTTCCTTTCGATTCAGGGGAGGCGGGAAGCATGGGTTGTGCCGGTCCAAACCATGTGTTCGGGCCGACGCCAGTGATCACGTATTTCACTCCCTGGACCACACGGTCTATAAAGTTTGAATCAAGGGGAGTGGCAATTCCACCCCGAAGTGTCTCAATTTTCTTCATTAAGTAGCGTTCCCGAATCCCACGTTGTTATAAACTAAGCGTCCAACAGCATTTCCTCCCGTTGGATCATCAATAAGTTGAGCCATAAAATCTATAAACCTATTTGCCGCTATGACGGAAGTTCCATTGAAGGCGACATTATTCCCGGCAGCGAGCGTCAGGTTCCCTGAGTTGATATTGATCACTCTAGCCATCCATGTATCCCAAACCTTTGGATTAGGAAGAACAGCGATTATATTGGCCGCTGTCTCTGTGTTCGCCGTGATCGCCCCTGCCCCTGAAACGAATAGAAAAATCTGTTTGCCGTAAGCCATCGCATTTGCCGAAAGCGTACAGTTCGCGTTATTTGAAGCGACGGTTCTCCGACAATTCGGCTCGGTAATGGCCGTGAACCCAAGCCGCAGCATGATCATGTAATCCTCTTCTTGAACCAGAGCAAGGCCGTTTGAGTCTATGGAAAGAGGAGCGCCATTACTCCCGATGATGATCCTTGCTGAGTTTGCCAACCATGGAGCGTACATTTTTATGGTCATATTTTCCCCTCTTTTAAGTCTTTAAAAGGTTTTCAAGTCTCGTCAGCATATATCGGTACTCTTCCGTCTGCCATTTGCTGTCTGCGCTAAATTTGAATTTAAGTGTCACGACCCTTTCCTCTCTCTGCGTGTTATTTCCGATGAAGGCATTCTGGTTGGCCGTGACCACGAGATCGTAAGTATTCCCGCTGGGGCTAATATCAACCCAATGGTTCGCATTGTTTCCCGTGACTCCGTTTCCGCTCTCCTCATCGTCGATGCGATAAGTTGCATTCGCAGGAGTTACACCGTTCCCATTTTCGTCCTTGAACGTCAAGCCCAAAACATAACTACTGCCCTCGTTCACTATTTCCATGGGCTAACTCAGCGTGATTTGGACACTGACCGTCCAGACCTGACCCAAGACCTTCGTTCCCTGGTTGTTAGCGACCCGGTTGATATTGTTCCCCGTATCGTTCGCGGCATTGACGACGGTGAATTCCTGCCAGCCGAAA